GATTTTGTGTCTGACCTGGTACATAATCTTTTATATCACATATTAATATTTTACCATCATTATAACCCCAACCAACTACAGTTGCAGGGATTTTGTCAACCTCTCCATCATAAACTATTGTATGTTTGTACATCTGTTTAACTCCCTCATTATTTATATTTTTATTTAATACCCCTTCTACAATTAACTTAGCAATACCTTCATACCCAAATTTCTTAGCTTTCTCACAATCCTCTTTGCTATCACAGAAAAAACTTTCAATTAGTATTGCAGTAGGTTTAGAGCTATTTAAGATATATAAACTTTTATCTAATTTAGCACCTCTATTACCTACTTCTTTATCTCCTTTTTTTCTTATGAAAGGTTTAGACAGTTTATCTACTACCCTCTGCGCATATTCCTTCCCTTTTTCACTATAGTAAAATACTTCTGTTCCAAAAGCTCCTACACCACTTGAATTTAAATGCAACTCTATAAGTAAGTTATAGTTTCCACTATTAATCTTAGGTATTTTATATGACTTTTCTTCTGATTTAGTTTTAAATTGCTTTTCGGGACATATTATTACATCTACCTTATGCCCTTCTTTTCTAAATATATCTGCTAATACTGGTGCAAGAGATTTATTGTATTGATACTCGTTAACTACTCCATCAGCAGAAGTACATGCTCCACTTTTTAAAATACTGTGTCCTACTGTAATACATATTTTCATTATTTACTACCTCCTTTAACATTTAATTCATCTGTCATAGTATCTAATAAACTACCTATTTTCTCTTTTAATCGTTTAGGAACTGGTAATCCACATAAGTACATATTTTTTAATATACTTACACTTTCATATAGAATAAATAAAATAGAGAAAAATTCAGATATTCCAAGATGATTTAATCGCAAAAAATCAACCCAATCTTGTGGCAACATAAATAAAAAGTTAAACTTTGTAAGAATGTCAACTACTGCTAGAAAAAATATACATGCTATCATTGCTACTTTTCTTATTCCTCCATTTATTCCAAAAGAGCTATTAAACTGATGTGTTTTTATTGCTCTTAAGCAACCTAACAGTGTATCAAATGCTATTGCTAATATTACTAATTTTATAAATATATTTGTTGCTAAAAAAACTATTGTTACGTTCATATTTCCTCCTTATTCTGCATTAAAATAAGACTTAGAAATTATCTAAGTCTATTAAAAAAAACTACGCTATATAGTCCTCTCCTACAATTTCTTTATATTCTGCTGTTGTTATCTTCTTCTTTTCTACTGCCGTTTTAACTTGCTCTTTAGTCCAATTACCATTATTATAGAAATCTGTTATTATCTTGTACCAATTCATTTATATCACCCCATTTGACATTAATTGAAATGTTAAATCTGCTATTGTTTGTTCTGTAGAATTTACTTTATCTTCTATGCTACTTTTAATATCTGTATATCTATAGAAAACCTCTTTAGTATCTATATTTATAAATAACTTTGTTTCTTTATTTTCTGTGTATTTTGGTGTTGGTAATTCCTCTATCAAAATACCTTGTTTTAAGTTTTCCTCCGATAACAAATTTGGTTCATAGTGTATCATACCAACATATTTTATATTTTGTTCTTCTGTATCCATTAAATTTCCTAAATAAATCATAATGATTCTCCTTTCTCATCCGAATAAACCTTTTTTGACAATATATTTCTAAAAATTCCACTACTAATAAAGAAAACTATATCATTTATTACAAACATACCAGCATTTGGGTATGTTTCAGTAAGTTTTCGGTAGCTGTCGATATGTTTAAGAGTATTTAAACTTATTTTTACAAAAGGACTACTAGAAAGCGAATATATAGCATATATATATCCATTATATATATCAAAATTGTCATATTTGCTATCGTCTGAATACACAATTAAATTTAAATTTGCGTCATATTTTACTAAAGCACTTTTTTTGTTGCTATCAATTTCTATACCTCTTTCTGCATCAGATGCAATAACAAAATCATTTAAAAACTTAATGTTTTTCATATGCAAATATCCTCCAATTCTAAAATCTTTAGCAATGGCAAAATCAAAATTTATTTTAGATAAATGACATGTTGTAATACTACTTGAATTTGAGTGTTCTGTTGTAGCATAAATAGCATTCTTATTGCAAACAAACTTCCCTCCTTTAAAATTGTAAATACCATTAGAAACTAAATTTTTAGTTAACATTATATGCATATCAGATATTCTAATTTTATGAAGTGTAGAAGAAGTCTCATCTCCATATACTCCATAAATAAATTCCCCATAAGTACATAACTTATAATAAGCACCTTCTATTGACTGCACTTCAACTCCTGTTGTCTTATTTATTTTATATAATTTGGTATTATCAGATATAAATAAATACTCTTGAGTAACACAGATACATGAGAAGTTAGCATTAGCTAAAGTAATGTCAAAAACTACTGTTTCATCAATAGCATTAATTTTAATTAGATGAGTTTCTTTAATTACATAAAAATATGGTTCTTCATATTCAAAAGTTTTGAAGTTCCCACTACATCTTTCAATATATTTTATAGCTCCATTTGTAACTAAATACGAATAGTTATTTGAAAGTGTTGTTTCTCTTAAATCTAATCTCCCCTCTTTTATATCAATTTTATTCTTTATTTCTTCCCATGTATCGCTTGTAGTAACCTCTGCGCCCTTGGAGTTTAATGCTGTTACTACATTATTTTTAGCATCAACTCCAGACTGAAAAACCTCTTTTAAAGCATCTTCTACATTATCACTTGTAAAATTATTCTCTGTATCTTCTATAGTTACATTCTTTGCTTCTAATACAAGATTTCTAACTTTATTAACTAACTCTTTAAAAGTCATTTAGTCACCTTCTTTCAATAAAAAAAGAACCTACTACGCTGTTGGTTCTATTCCTTCCACTACTCCACTCTGTTTAATTATATAATCCTCTACTGCTGTCCTATAGTCTGTGTTAGTCACATCGTCTAATTCAAATTCTCGATTTTTTAAAGGGTTCAATCCTTTGTTTAGGATTCTCTCTGCTAATATTCTTACTACAACATTATTTATATTCATTACAATAACCCTCCTACCTTTTTATTTTCTACAAGCAGCAATTCATCTTCTTGAATTGTTTTTAGTGTATTCCGATTGTCTTCTCCTATAAAAATTAATCTAGTTGATGCTTTTTCTACTTCTGTTTGAAAATAAGATGAAAATAAACCATAGAGTCTAGAACTTTCACTATAATCAAATCCTGTGTAATATCCTATACGGTTTTCAGCTAAACTAGCCCAACATCTATAATATCGACTATCTTGATTGCTTCCTCCTCCGATAAGACACTGTTTAACCATAAAACCAGTGTTGTTACCACCTATTACATCTGATATTGTACCAACCTTTCTTCCTACTCCATATTGTATATTTCTTTTATTCCTTGTAATTATTCTTATATATATACAAGCATTTTCAACTCCACAAGTGCATCTACTCACCTCCTGTAGACAATTTCCCCATAAATCTTCTATTCCTAAGAATTTCATTTGTTCATCTCCGTTTTGTTCTCCATATATCATGCCTTTGAAATTAGAACCACCTGTGTTTATTTTATTTGACTTTCCATGCCCTGATATATAAGAGCTATAACCAACTCCTAAGCTAAAAAAGTTTATTGATTTAAACATCACAACAAATAGAATCTGCAACATTAATACACATTGATAGTCCAAAGAATCATATCCAGGAACATGTTTATATATTAAACTGTAGAATTGTCCACGTGCTCTTACTTCTGGACTACCATTTTTTTTACTTCTTAAGTTATTATTTTCCAAAGATGCTAAATATGCACCTATATAAATAAATTCTTTTTCTGTACTGCCAATTAAATGTGCTGGACATTCATAATCATCATCTAATTTTGTTTTAGATATAAATATATCCATGTAGTTATCAGAACTCTGTATTTTCCAATAAAATTTAGGAAATTCAATCATAACATCTGTGTCATCTTCTACATTAGTTCCATCTTCATACATATTAAAATTTTCTTTTTTAATATACTTTGTTACTATTCCATCTTTAAATCCACATGGCTTTATGTCTCTAATAAAATCTATAGTATCCCAACTACCATAACTCCCAACACTGGCAGGAGTCATTCCTATTGCATCTCCTACATAACTTACACAAGTATCTGGATTTTCATCCAACTTATTTATCCTAACACCTAACTCTTGTGGATTTAACTTATCAACCTTGCTTACCAAGTCGCTCAGTTTATCAACTTCAGAAGTCTTTACATTTTTATTTGTTAAGATATTCTTTAGTGAACTTGATATTGTATTTATACTACTACCAATACTTTCAAATTTATCAATTAAATTTTTTAAATTTTCATCAGACATTTTATCACCTCACTTTCTACAATTTATTTATAATACTATTTGCTACATTTACACCTCTTGTTACTTCTCCAGTTAATTGTTCAGCAATTTTATTCATTTCCTCTTTTATCTTTTTAGATGAATAAGTAGTCATTTCAGACACTCTGTTATCATCTACAGTTGCATTTATAAAATGAGTTTCTGCATTTCCATTTATCACATAGACATTTAATTCTGACCTTGTTTCACTTCTAATTTCTATAGAATTATCATCTATAATTTTAAAGTTTGTAACTACATTTTCTTTTGTAGTAGCATCTATAATATTTACAACTATTCTCTGTGTTAACAAACTATGTGTTACTGTTGCCTTAAATCCATTTTCTAAATCATCCGCCCAATCGTCAATTGTTATTGTTTGAGTAGATGCAACATTTGAACCACCTGCGATTAATTGGTCAATTTTAATATTTTGTTTCTCATTTTCTGTGTCAATTCTAGTGTTTAACTCTGTTTTAGCAGTTTCTATGTTGCTTGTTAATTCTGTTTTAGTTGTATCAATTTTAGTATTAACAGTACCTATTTTAGTTTCTAAGTCTTGTATATCTTTGAGTGTTGCAAAGATTATTGTTGGGTCAATTTTAAGTTCTATATTATTTACATTAGATACAATAAGCACAGTTTTAACCTTCATGTCTACCACTGCACCTTGTTCTATAGAAGGTTTATAACACTCTTTGTATTTAGAAATGGCAATTAAATTATTTTCATCATCTAAATATCCTATTTCTCTTATCATAAACCCACCTACACTTGATGGTATTAAACTCTCTAATATTATACAATTTGGTGCTGTTTCATCTGTGGTTGTATTCCCTATATTACCTTCCCATACCACATTTTTAAGTGCTGTCTGACTCTCAGTAGGAGTATATTCACTCCCTCCTCCATCACCAAGTTGAATTTTTACAAATCCCACTTTATTGCCTGTGACACTTGCATTTGCTATCTTTGCTTTTCCTACATCTGTAATTATAGTGTAATAACTTTTATCTATAGCCAATATATCACCTCCTAAAATATTGTTACCTCTTGGTATCCAACTCCATTGCCAGTTAATACATCAATTTCTCCATAAGTTTCTATATCTGGTGGACTCCAAGGGTATATAGTTATTTCTTGACCCATTAGGGTTGTTATACCAAAATTCATATAATTGTCTTTGCTTATAAGCACTCTGGTGTAATCTAGTGTCATGTTGCATGGCTTAATATTACTTACAAAAGAATGAACTTCCTCAAACCAATCTTGATTTCTAGCATCACTTTCTAAATGTATATTATAAGTAGCATTATTAATAGTTAACTCATAATTACCTTCTCCAACAATTGAATCTAACCAGTTCCTAAGAAACTTTTCTGAATAAGGTAATTTACTTATATATTTACTAAAAATCCTAAACCTTCTATCTTCTAAACTCTCATTTGACTTGGGATTTATAGACATTATCTTTTCCCATCTTTTTATACCACTTATAGTTAGGTCCTCTAAAAACTGGTCATTTGATAGGTCCTTTAATTTATCATGTAGTGTTTTTATTTCTTTGTTTTCTGCATTAAACACTTTTATATATTCTTCTTTATCTTGTAGAATTTGTGGCAAGTAATTTATTAGATTAATCTCTTTATCCAACTACCTCACCTCTCACTACTATGCTGTTACTATCTATTGTTAGATTAGATTTAACCTCATTTATCATTGTATTTGCAATGTCTAATACTCCGTCAATACTAAGTAATCTAGTTTCAATTTGAGATATACGAACTATTAAGTTTTCTTCATCTTCCCAACTCATATTAAGTTCATTTAAATAGTCATCTATCGCTTCTTCTGCTATAGTTTTTATATTTTCCCAAGTGTAGCCATTTTTATATGTTATCTCTGCTGATATATTTATAGTTGTACTCACAACACCTGTAACAGTAACTTTATGCCCTATTGGTGCTAATCCAAGACCTTCTCCTTGGTTTTGTAGAGGGTCAATTTCTTCTTGAACTAAATTAACTAAATCACTAGATGGAACTTTGAAGTTAGAGTTGATTATTACTAATTTAACAGTTCCTCCACCAGCCCAAGTTGGATAAACTTTAACACCCCCAACATCAGGCAATTTATTAACTTCATCCTTATAGTTTTGTATGTTCCCTCCAAAAGATTGAGAATTTAAACTATCATAATATCGTTGCCTTAGACTGTCCTCACTCTCTTCATCTTCTCCATTTATTAGTATTTCTGTCAGCTCTGCTGTTTCAAGACCATCTATATATTCGATAGGTATTAGTTGCCCCAACTCAAAAATAGGTCCAGCAGTCTCACATTTCATCTTATATATACCTTCACTAATCCTTTCAGTTGCAATATAATTATACTCTCCTAAGTTGAATCTTGAATCAATAGGAATATCTATGTTAAAAACTCCTTTTGCAATTGTATTGGTTGCAGGTAAAGGTGTAATACCTCTCTCTTTACATCTCTTCTCTAAATAGTAATAACTAGCAGTATCTACGAATGTTTGGTCTAGTAATTCATCCATTGCAATGTATGTTTCTGTAAGCTCCACTGCAACAGGAGCAAGAGCATTATATATTATAGAACCTTCCCTTTTATCAAAAGTATCTGGTACACTATCTAACATTCTTTTAATTATATTTTCAAATGTCATTAACTCAAACAATTATACACTCACCACCTTCTCTGCTTTTATATTTCCATATTTACTGTGAACTGTGAACTTACAATGTACTTTTCCTTTTACATTTTGAAACTCAAAATTATCTACATTTTCAATCCTATCATCTTGAATTAGTGCTTCTTTGATTCGTCTTTCAAGTTCGGGGATTACAAAGGATATAGGCTCTCCAATAAGGTCGTTCAACTCGACTCCATAATTCCAACTATATATTAGATGTTGGTATCTCTCTGTGTTTAAAATTAAAAAGATGGTTTGTTTTAATGCTTCAACATCATCACAAATACCATCTACTCTGTTTTTTTCTATATGAAGTTTAAATGTCTTACTTGGTTCTTGCCTTACATCAAAATTAATTATTGATACATCTTCAATGTCATAATCTAAATTATCGCTTGGTAACACCTCATCACATCCTATCTAAAATCAAGTATTGTTGTCCTCCTTGCATACGAATTAAGACTAATTTATCTCCTATCTTTTTATCTGTATATCTTTTAAATGTATCTGTTTGTATTAGAAAAAATTCACCAATAGATAGTTTTTGTTCTATCTTAACTCTTAGAGGACTAATACTTTCTATTGTTCCAAATACAACCCTCATTGGATTACTTGTTTCTACTGCATCCATTGCAGCTTTTTTTATTATCTGTAATAAATCTTGACTCATATTATCACCTCACTTATATAAATCTTCTCACATGTGTATATGCTTTTCCTTTTCTATATGAATCAACTGATTGTATTTTTACTACATCACCAGTCTGTGGTGAATGAATCATTTGACCATTTCCAATATACATCATTACATGATTACTACTACCTCCACCAACTCTACATAATAAGTCTCCTGCTTTCCACTTGCTTCTATCTTTTAAATCTACTGCACTACCTGCCTTACTTTGCGTTGCAACAGTCCTAGGAATTTTTATACCTATTTGTTTATAACACCATTGAGTGAATCCAGAACAATCAAAAGTATTAGGACCTTCTGCTCCTCGAGCATATTTACAACCTAATTTACTTTTTGCTACACTAATTAGTTTATCTGCTTTAGAACTATTATTTGTTGATGTATTAGTATTGTTATTATTTTGAACTTGATAAGTTGTATCTTTTAAATTCTTTTCTGCTTCTTCATTACTTCCAACTCCTGTGCCTGCACTATTAGAATTATAAGTACTTCCTGTTATTTGCTTATAAAATGCACCTACACATTTTACCCATTCTTTGTCTGAACTAGAAGAATATTTATTTCTGATGCTTTCTAAAGTTTTTCGTCCTATATGGATATAGTTTCTTGATAAATTACTTATACCTCTTTTTATTCCTTCGTCTACACTAGAAAAACTCATGTAATCTCCATTTTTTTTCATTCCAAAGAAATTATTTTTAGTATTTGCAATATTTGAAGTCCCTCTAGCTGATTCGTGCATAGATATAGCAGCCATGAGTGCTGGATTAACTTTATAAGCATTTGAATATTTAACAAATATATTTCCTGTATTTGATAATTTACCTTTAAGTAGTTTATTAATCTTATTAGCCATATCAGTATCTTCTTTACTTGTAGTACTTTGTGCTGTACCATTTTTCTTTTCATCTTTATTATTACTATTTCCACTACTATATGAAGATGAAGAATAAGAAGCAAATTCGTCTCCATCAATAAGTGTTAAATCCATAAAGTGCGAATTATTTTCAAATGTATGTTTTACTTTCTCAACTAACATATAATTTTGCAATTCAATATCTCCTAAATCTAAAAAAACAGGTATTAAACAACCTGCTCTTACTCTAATATCACCAAGTGCATTTTTTAAACTTAATGACTTAGTTTTCTTATTATATAGTTTTAGAAGTATATCACACTTTTGTTTTATCTCTGCTTCACTCATGTTTTTATCTACTGCCTCAAACATTTGAAGTATTCCCCAACTCCTTATGTGAGCTGAATCTTGAGCAATATACACATCTCTTTTTCCTGTTTCTTCATTATCTCTGACAAGTTTAATTTTTGTATAAGTATCACTATCAATAGAAGAATTATAGTCAAAGTCCTCGATTACATCATTATTCATAACAGTATCAAGTTTCATTGATGCAACATTTTTTAGTGTTATTCTTCCAAAGTCATCATACAAGGTAAACATTTCTTTTTTTTCTCTTAAAGTATCATCTAGTGCAGTTAAAATCATATCAAATAAAGTTTTGTTTTCTTCTATTCTAGATATTTTATATTTTGTATCTTCTATGACATTGTATTTTAAATTAAAATCTTTAGCGAGCATTTTTATAAGTTCGCTTGCTGTTTTATTACTATATACATAAGTATCTTTATTTTTAAAATATCTTAACTGGTCATATGCAATAATTTTGATGTGATTTTCTTTATCTCTTTTCTTTTGAAATATATATCCATAAAATATGCCTATTCCTTTATAATACAGCCTTACAGAATTACCCTCACAGAATTGTAGTATATCATCCATGACTATTGTAAATTCTAATTTACTTGGCGCTCCTCGTCTTTCTATCTCCCATGTAATTCCATCAATAACAGCAGGTTCGTAAAAATCTTCCCAATGTGCAATAACTAATCTTATATCCCTATCATTTGCTAATACTAAATCAGACAAGCCTCAACACCTGCCCTTTGTAAATAGTATACTTAGATAGATTTTTACCTTTATTAGCCTTATCCATCATAGTTTTATTTAACTCATACACTTTCTTATACAGTGAACCATTTCCTAACTGCTTCTGACAAATTGACCAAAGACTATCTCCTGCCTTGACTGTATATGTTTTAGCGTTTGGTGAATTGACTGAATCAACACGTTTTGGTTCTATTTTTACGCTTGGTCTACCAGTCTCATTTTTGGGAGTTGCAGGAACTAATTTTTTAGTTGAGTAATCTCTATATTGCTTTAATTTTATTGCAACTTTTGTATCTGAACCATTGTCTGCATCTTCTGAAATAGCATACTCTTCAAGAGACACTTTCATATTAGTATTAAATAGTACTTTTCCACCCATTTCTCTTGAAACAATAAATTGGAATGGCTTACAATCAGTTTTTAGTAGTTCTAGTTTACTTAAAAAGAATTGGACATCCCTAAAAACTCCACGATAGAATGGTAACTTATTATGTGTAAATTCTGCTTCAAAACTTATTTCAGATAACCCTTCTTTTTTTAATATGTTTACTTCTCCAGTGTTTATTAGGTCTACAGTTTTATTTTTATTTGTAACTTTAATCTCTAACTTTGGTGGAGGTATTGGTAATTGTACTCCATCTAAATAAAAATCATAAGCCATTTTCTCACTCTCCTTTCTAAACTATTCCTTCTGCCGATACAACCATTGCGTCATTTAATTTTTCTGTTAGTACATTTACTATACCATCCACATCTGCATCTTTACTTATGTTATTAGTGTTGTTCATGTCAATTTTAATGTTGACTCCTGTAAATCTATTGATTGTTTCCTGTTCTGCAATGTCTCTTAAGTATTTTAAGTCCTCTTGACTTTTATCCATTGTTTTAGCCATCTTTGCAGTGTTTCCTGCCGTATCTTTTGCTCCTTTTGCTGCATCTCCAAGTGGAGAATTTAATCCTGCTGAACCGAATCCGTCTCCAAGACCGTATTTTTTGTCCCAAAGGTCGTCTAGTCCTAACTTTTTCTTTGCATCTTCTGCAATTTTGCTAATATCAAAAGCATTTTTTATATTATTTTCTAATTTCTCACCAAATTTGTATCCTCCATCCCATGCTTTCCCATAATTAAGCCTATCATAATGTAAAGATGAAGGGTCAATTCTTTCTACTTTTATCTTAGCTTCTCCTGCCACTTCATCTGTCCATCCTTGTAACTTATCTGACCATCCACTTACTGCATTTGCTAGATTTGAACCAAATATAGTATCTATTGCAGAAGCTATACTTTGCAATATACCTAAAACAGTATCTGCCATTCCAGAAAATAATCTTATAACAGAACCTAATGGGTCATTAAACACATTTGCTAAAAATTCTGCAAAAGTAGCAAATGTATTCCAAATTAAGGCTACAATATCTATAAGCATATTACCTGTTGCAATAAAAATATTTCCTATAAAAGCTACCGCAACTGATATTGCTCCTGCTACTGCACCAACTGCACTTATACTAGTTCCCGCAAAATGGTTAAAAACTGCAATACCAACAAATAAAGCTACTACTAAAGCAATTATACCTGCAACTATCCAAAAAATTGGACATGCTAGCATGGCTTCGTTTGCTATCCATTGCCCAGCTGCATATTTTATAAGATACGCATACCCTGCTAATGTTTGAGTATTCAAAAGCATTTGAGCAAACATTACAACAAATTTAGAAGCTGCGACCAACTTTTCCCATAACCACATTCCTGCCAGGGCTAGAGAATAAATTGTAATAGCTGCAACAACTCCATAAATTATAGGTGCAATAATACTCCAATTTTGTGCAAAAATATTAACAACATTTAATGCTTGCGTTATTATCCAACCTAATATTTGCGTTATTAAGCTAACACCTATAATAATAGTATTTGTGAAAGCTTGAAAAAATGGACTTCCTAATATACTTATAATCCCATTAAAAATGTTAAAAAACACATTCCCTAAAATATATAATCCATTTATAAAATTATCTATAAAGGTTCGAAATCCCTTGTTAGACATGGATTGTTCTATCTTTTTTTGTATAACACCAAATATCATTATTGCATTGTTTTTAATTGAAGTCCAAATTTGAGAAAATGTGTAAGGCATCTTCTCAAACTCTGCATTAGTCTGTTCTGCTGCTGCAAGTAATGAGTTTTTTACAATGTCAGCAGTAAGCATTCCTTCACTTGCCATACTCCTTATTTTTCCTATGTCCACATCAAGGTAATCGGCGATACTTTGTATTATATTAGGTGCTGACTCGAATACAGCATTCAGTTCCTCACCTCTTAATACACCAGAACCCAATCCCTGTGTAAGTTGCAAAAGTGCTGAATTGGTTTCTTCTGTTGTTGCTCCTGCGATTATGAATTTTTTGTTAAGTTGTTCAGCAAATGCTACTATTTCTTTCGTGCTACTAAATGCCTTGCCTGCGTTCATACCTACACGTGTCACAATTTTTGCAGTATCTAAATAAGATGCCCTTGCTCTTTCAGCACTCTGAAAAATCATCTTATTTAAACCACCATCTGACTGTTGTCCATCATTTATCATGTTTAAACGGGCATTGGTGCTTGTCATTTGGTCGTTTAAATTAATTAAACCTCCAACGCTTCTTAATCCAATATAAGTCGCTACTAATCTTTTAGCATTTGCTACTAACTTATCTGTACTACTTGCTCCTTTTTTAACATCATCATTAAATCTTTTTTGTTGTTCATCAGCTTCTCTTATCTGTCGTTCTAATCTATCAAATCCAGCTTCTGCCCTTGCTAACTCTTCTCTAGCTCTTATTATGCTATTAGCATTTACTGCATTACTAGAAGTTCTTTGCAATTGTTCAAATGAACTTAGTACTATATTCATAGCAGTTGTCATATGTCGAAAGGCAGGTGTCATTCCATCAAATATGCGTATTGATGTTTGTATTGTAGCCATATTTTAACCTCCCTCTTTATTATTTTAGACACAAGAAAGGAGTAATCAACTTGATTACTCCTTAAATTAACTATTTTATCATCTCTTCTCCATCAAATATAAAAGACTTTACATCTTTGCTATCGCTTGTAAAAGTTATTTGAAAGTCACTTCTAATTATTGCTCCCAGTGAATTTTGAGAATCTACATAAGACTGAACTACTATTTTTTCTTTATCTTTAGAAAATACCCATTCTGTTATATTTGGAAATTTAGCTGTACTTGGTGACTTTAGAATTGCACTAACACCATTTTGACATTGTAATTGTAATTCTGTTTTTTCATCAATTGCAAGAGTATAATCACTAACTTTAGAAACTATTTTACCATCTTTATAAAAGTTATTGTCAGCCCATCTAATGTTGTAAACAGAATTATCTTTGTTCATATATAATATTATATTTTTAGAACCACCAAATTCAATTCTATATCCTTTTTCTCCATTAAAATGTGCATTATCCAATCCATCATCATGTTTTATACTCTCAAAATCTTCTATTCCACATTCTTTCAGTATATTAGCTATATTTTTAATTTTCTCTGGTTCTGTGTTTATAAGCTCAGAAATTTTTTGTTCATCTTTAGACATTTTAATAACATCAATTTTCTCTGTTTTTGCTTTTTTGATATGTTCTTCATTATTTTCATTAACTACTGGTTCGGCGTTTTGAAGTTCCCCTTTAAATAGACTACTATATATCTTTATATCTGCTATTATAACAATCATAAAAAAATATACTGCAAATAACCCTCCTACAATCTTTAGTATCTTCTTATTTTTAAATCCTCCTATTAATAAGCCTATACTTGCCTCTCCTAAAAAAGCGACTATTGTAATTGGAAATAAAATAAAAGCCAGCACTCCAAAGAATATTTTCTTGCCTTTACTCAAAGTTTTAAACTTATTCCACATAACATAATATCCCCCTAAATTATATTTTATAAGATTATTATACTATATGAGTAAAATTTTAACATTATAGATTATCTTCTTCTACCTCTCTTTTTCTCTCTTTCAGCTTCTTTCATTGCTTCATCTTCATCTTCTATTTTAACAAGTATTGAGGCGGCTGCTAATGCTCTCTCATTAATCTCTAATCCTATATAATCACTTGGTTTCCACTTTAGCTTTTGAATACAATAATGAGTAATACTAGCATCGAAGTCGCCACCTCGAATTAGTTTTTTGCTTCTTCTACTTTATCCTCAAAAGATGTATCAAAACCATTTACCTCTCCTACTTCACTTGAAAGGTCTGTGTATTCGCCAGGAGTTAACATTGTTGTTAATAGTTCCTCTGCCCCCATTACGCCATAACTATTTTGAAGTTCTGCATCATGTAAATCTGGAAATACTATAGTTTCTACGCACAGTTTCAAAGTATAAGTATTAAAATCTGTTTCACTAGTGTATTGTCCTGTTGCTTTTCCTTTTTTCCCTATAACAGGAACTCTAACAGCAGAATTTTTTCTCAACTGTCTATCTCTGTCTGAATCTATTGCTTTTAATTCCCACCCGATTGGTTTTCCATCTTCACCTATAAACCTTTCACTTGCCACATACTTTCTATTCTCTACTTTTATTGCATTTTGACTTAAAAAAGCGTTTAAATCTCCCATATTCTTATTCTACCTCCATAACTAAATATTTTGTTTCTTTTTCTATTGTTGCAATACCATCTTCATTTATTTGAATTTTTATTGTAATTGGTTTCAATGATGAACCTTCAATTGTATCAAGTGCTAGTTTATCAGCAATATCTACTAAAAATAACCCAGCTTTTCTATACATTTCCCCTACACATTCTTCTATAGGTCTTTTCTTGCTATAATCAAAAGAAATTGAATCTTTTATCTCATATTTATCCTTAATTTTAACCATCTCCTATTCTTATAAATAAAAAATACACATCTATAAATTATAAATGTGTATCTTATTCCATACCATTCGCTATATTAAACTTCTCAACTATTTTCCAATTCTCAAAGGTAAAATCTACATCCTCATCCAAATACTCACCATCAGCATCAAATTTGGCAATTATTCCACTATCTAGATTGCAATCTTCAAGTATTATAGTTTGTCTTCCGACACTTGATGTAGGGTCTTCATTAGTAATTTGCATATCAAAGTAAATGTCCTCACCTGTCTCTTTATATTCATATAACAACTCTCTAAAAATAGAAGTATTATAATAAAATGTTGCACTCCCTGAAAATTTACTTCCTGTACTTTTGTTTCCTTTTGTAATGCTACCTAAAATCGGCATCTCACTTTTATTTTTTTCCATTTTTGCTTCCAAATTAATAGCTTGCATAAAATTATATCTTTTACCTTTTATTGTTACAAAACATTCAGCTTTTGAACCACTTAAAGCATCTCTAACATTCATAGTAATATTTTTAGACATCTATATCACTCTCCTCTCTAACTTACTGAAACAGTCATGTAAAGCTTGCTCATAGCGTTAATAATCTTAACCGCATCACTCACTATAACAGTTTTCTTATCGTTTCCAAGTTCCACCAAAACATCATCAGCTTTAAAATCTTCTATTGCTCTCATGTTTTGTAGTTGTTCATGGTGCTTTACTACATCATTCCAAAATGAAATACGTCCAGATTTATCGTTTGGCACTGCACCTTGATATTTATCATTGAATAGTGTTGCAATATCATTAGCAATTTGGTCAAGTACTCTAACAGATTGATTGCTTGAAAAATCATCATTCTTATCATCTGTAAATGATACAAAAGTGTTTATATCCTCTAATACATGGACTTCATCACCAACTTTATGGAATATAAATTTACCAGTTTTTAAAGCTTCTTCAAGTTGTATTTGAGTATAGTTAACATCAACATCAAACTCGCCATCATATCGCTTATTAGTATTAGATTTATTTATATCGCATCCTGCTATAGCTCCAGTAGTCCAATAAACTAAACTAGATTCAATTAAATCTTTATCTTTAATCTTATTTTCTACAGACACTACACCTTCATAATCTGCATCACTTTTCTTATATAATACAGTTTGAAACTTTGCTCCAACTCTATCACGCATTCTTTTTGTAAACTCTACAAATAAACTTTTAATTTCTGCTGTTGTAGCCAAACATCCTAAAGCATTAAATGAGTAACTTTCTATTTTATCCAAGAAAGCTTGATACTCTGCTCCTGTCACAGCTTCGCCATTAGTTCCACCAGTAAATACAAGTCCTGCACTTGCTTCTAGTGTTGTATCCTTCTTCCAAGTAATATAGTCATTGTCCTGTAAGTCTGTAATAACTTTTGCTATTTGGGTATCTACTTTCTTATTATCCAAAAGTGTTACAACATCAAACTTAGTGTTATCATCAATGTTTGTTGTAACTACTATCTTCAAATCATTACCTCTTATTCCACTATATTTAGCAGTAGCAATAGTGCAACTAGCTTTAACACCTTTATTTAGCTTATAGAAATATCCTAATCTTATATTTTTGAATAAATCTCTCAAACCTTTCAATTTTTCATGAGTGTAATCATATCCAAAATACTTTACTGAATACTTCTCAAAATCATCACTGGTTACTTGAAATACTTCTTCATTAATACCCCAATCAAGCTCAATTGGCATTGCTACAATACCTCTATCAGATAATGAACTAGTTGCCCTCTTAGCTGAGATAAAATTTATATAAGCACCTGGAAGTATTTTATTCTGTGTTACAAATGTTCCTCCACCTAAAGCCATCTAACTCACTCCTTTCATAAATTTATTTATCATATCTTCTACTTCTGAAAAAGAATATAATTCATCATCTTTTAAAATTGCATTTAATAAATCTTTTCTATTTACATACTTCTTAGAATTAACTATCTGCTCTTTAGTAAACTTATAGTCATCTTCTTTACTTAATGTTTTACTCAAAATTATCACCTCTCTTTAACCCACCAAATAATTCAACATCATTCATTTTTTCTGTATTATTACTTTTTATAGTAAAGTAGTTATAATCAACAAAGAAATGGAGTACATTATCTATAATTTCAAAGTTCATATTTGTACCTCTGACCAAATCTCCACCAATTTCTATATACTCTAATTCCTCCAGTAGCATCTCAGCTACCTCATTTATTTCAAATGACTTATTATCACTTTTGGGAAAATAATGTACATCAAAAGAATTTTTCTTTAATTCTCTACCACTTGGATATGATACTTTGCTTGGATTTAAAGGAACAATAAAAAAACAAGGTTCATTTATACCTTGCTCCACATCTTCACTATAAATTGTATATTCATTTCCAAATGATTTATCTAATTTAATAGATATTCCATCTATAATATTATTAAGCATCAAACACTCCTTTCAACAAGATTAATAACTTTTTCTCTATAATCTTATCAACTTGACTTTGTAGTTCCATTTCTGAAATAGTTAAGAAATGTTGTCCTTTAACCCATCCCTTGCCATCTTTAGTTCTATGCCCGAAATTTACATAACTTGCATATTCAGTTGGATTAACGACTTCTATAATATAATTATTACCTTGTTTGTAAACAGGAAGCGACCTAGCGTAAGCTACTCCGCTCCAGCCTTCTCTTAGAAATCCAGTGTCGACTGGTGTTCTTCTAATTACTTTTCCAAGTAATCGTGCTGCCAATTCTCTTGCTGCATCTTTGCAAAACTTATCTAAATCAATCTTTGTAAATTTCTCCATCCTTTTACAAACTCTTTTAAACTCTCTAAAATCAACACTACCCCATCTAGCCATTATGCTTTATCCTCTAGTAATTCTAATAATAGTTCTTGATGATTTGGATATATAGCAGGTTCTCCACTTCTTGCATATTCTTTATTATTTATAATAAGTTTTGAACCTGCCTTAATATTTATATTTGGAGATATAAAGAGTTTAATAGTTTGCTCTAGTTTAGCTACTTTTCCATCTGTAGCTGATGTAATATTTTTATATGAAAGCTTACATGGTTGATTTTCTAATACAACTACTTCTTTATTGTTAGTTCGTTTTGTCACAGGGTCTTTAATTGGCTGATACTCAACTATAGTACATTTATCTCTATACATCATTTCTATTGCTTTTCTAGTTCTGTTTACCATCTTAAACACCTAAAGGTTAATATTTTATTCTTACCATAAGTAGTAAGGTAGGTTATAAGACTATCAAAACGTTGCTCGGGAGTTTGTGAGCCACTCCCTATAGCAAAATCTACCTTTGTATCACCTTCTGATATAGACTTTTCTACAGCTTCAAAATTAAGACTCTCTATATCTAATTGACCCATATTTTTTTTCGTAAATAAAAACTCACCAACTATCATATCTACTTCAATTTCTTTTAATTCAATTGGCACAGTTTTTATATTACAATCTAATTTAATAATATTTTCTATCTTTTCTCTTACAAAATCTATTAACCATTTATCTCCATCCTTTAGAGTATATCCAAACCCTTGAAGTCTTTTTTCTATATTGTCAATCATGTTATCAGCTTCTTTTTTCATGACATCCACCTACTTTTTGTTAGACTTATTTTTTTCTGTAGGTTCTGCTTTTTCTATAGATTGGCTGTTTTCTTCCTCTAAAATTTTTATCTTTTCTTTAAGTTGCTTATTTTCTTCTTCTAAGGATTCAACTTTATTTCTTAAAATATTATTTTCAGCAACTAAATCTTTTACATTTAATGACTTCCCATACTTTACTGCTTTACCAGTTTCATCTATCAAATCATATCCCATTTCTAAAAAATCATCTATTCTACATTCTTCTATTGTTAATATTCTATTTAGTTTCTTTACTTGTGGCATTATATATCACTCCCTTTTCTACGCTTCAACAACAAATTGTACAGCATCAGCTTTTTTATTTAGTATAAATACATCCTCAAAACTTTCTTCAAAGTATAAGTATTTTCCCTCTGTAACTGCTCTTGGCTCGTCTAGAGTAGCGAATTGATAAGAAACTGGTGTAATTACTGCTGATGGATGAACTAAAGACATAAATATTTGTTTAGCTCCTGCACCTGCTTTCCATCCAGTTGTAAAATCATATAATGTTTTCATAAGGTCAGATGGTACTTTAACTATTTTGACTGAATCAATATCTGTGGTTTGTCTATTTAAAGAAGTTCCTCCATCTTTTATATTTACTGTTCTTTGTATTTCTTTAGCATTTTTAATAAGTGTATTAATTACTGGTGTAACATACAATATTCTTCCATTTTCCGGTACTCTAGCTTCTGTCATTTTTTCCATCATCATATCAAATATTTCTAAAACATTTGCAGTTGTAATAACTGTTGTGTCTGCTGTGTTACCTAGTGCTGTCCAGTCAGCATATATTTTAGATATACAGTAAGCATCCATCTCTGGAAACTTTTGTTCTTCATTGTATACTTGAGTTATATTTCCTATTGAAGCTACATGGTTAGTTTGGTCAATATCAGCTGGATGAACTAATGTTGACCATTTCCTTTGATTAGTTAATACCTTAGGTTCCCAAGCATTATCATAGTTTCTTTGAGCTACTGCTATTGTATCTCTGTTTGAATCTACCCTTCCAGTTGTAGATATAGTTGGTATTTCTATTGTTTTAGAACCAGTCCATCTATATCTTCCATTATTTTCTGTAGCATATAAATCCCCAAAGTTTAAGGTATAAGGATATGCTTGTGCTAAAACATTTGAATATTCTTTTGCATAATTTAGTGCTGCCATTTTATTTCCTCCTATTTATTATTATTTTCATGAGGTCTTACCCCAGTAAAATTAAAACCAAAATCATTTATCTTAGGCTCTTGCCCTGGTGTTATAGTATCTATTTTAGGCTCTCCACCTTCTAATGTTGCATTAAACAAATAGTCTTTATCTTGTTTTAGAGGGTTTATTTGCTCTTCAAAAGCCTTTTGTCTGTCTTTACTATTTCTTAGTGCTTCCATGTCTAAATGAGCTTTTAATGCTATTTCATCCCTACATTTAACAGACTTAAAAGCATCATTTAACCAGTAATTAAAGTCTTTTTCTTCAATTTCTTTTTTGTAGGTTTCTTCCAAAGTTTTCTTATCAGTTTCATAAGTTGTTTTTAGATTCTCTACATCTTCTTTTGTCATACCTCCTTCAAACTTTTTAATAGTTTCATTAGCTGTATTAAGTTGTGTTTCAATATTTGTATACTCTTCTTGAGTAACTGTAGTCTCTTTTATTTTCTTTTCTATAGATTTTTGAAGAGAAACTACATCAATCTTGTTATCTTCTATTTTTATTCCTTCTAGCAATTCTTTTAACCAATCCATTTTAAATATCTCCTTTCCTTTTTTTACAAAATAAAAAAGCCCTATCTAGGACTTACTAAAACCAATATTATTATTCTCATTGCAATTATTTATTGATATAGCTTCTATTTGTGATAAATCTATTACGATTGTTCCATCTTCATCTAAATACCCTTTCAAATACCTACAATCTGAGTCAACTTCAATAAAATCTTGCATTAACTTATCAGCAACATCTTCATCTACTATTCCAGATATGCTATTGCCACTTTTAAACCAAATTATATACTCTTTCAATAAAATAAGCCTCCTTAAATTTTTATTTAATAAAAAACTTCTTATAGACTTTTATCTAATAATCTATCTTAATTTTTCCTTCTTTAGCAAAACGTGCTTTTATATCTTTATATGCTATCTCTCTTATATACTCCAAATCCTCATCAGAAAGTTGTTTTTTAGAACTTTCTATTTTTATTTTTATTTCATTAAGTTTTTCTTTTCCAAATACTCTATTTAAATTTTCTTCTAATCTATTTACTCCTTCATTGAATGTTTCAATTTCTTTTGTAGCATTTTTTATATTTTCCTCAAAATCTGTTGTATCTAGTTCCAATTTAGCTGAAAATTCTAAGCTATTTTTCTTGCTACTCCCTTCATCAACATATCTATGTGCTTGTTCTAAATTTTCAGCATAATTTGTTAAGTTTTCAATAGTTGCAGTATATTCAACTTTCTCATAAGTCATTTCAAATATATCGGCTTTGCAGGGATATATTTCTCCTTTTATTCCTTGTATAATGTAATCCCCTTTATTGGCTCTCATAATACCTTCTAATGTCTTTAAATCACAACTTACATGTCCATTAATACATTTTTCTTCCATAAAATTACAAACTCTATCATTCTCAATAAACCATTTTGGTTCTACATCATAACCTAATCTAAATGCTTCCACTTCAACTGCTTTCTTTTTAAACTTAGCCATCTTATTTATTCCTCCTTAAATATTTAATAATATCTTCATTGCTAACTAGCAAAGAATAGAGTATGAGTATCACACCAAGAATAAAATTAAGTAGTGGAAATAAAGCTAGAAAAATAAAATTATATTTTTTTCTTTTTCTGATATTCACACTTTTAAGTAATTCAATCAATTCCTCATTACTATCAATCTTCATTTTAAATAAATAAAGCCCTGTGCAAAACACAATTATTGATAAAACATATAATTTAAGCATTTCAAATCACCCTCTCAATAAATTTTTACATAATAAAAGCACCTACTAATTTATCATTTAGCAAGTGCTTTTATATTACTTTTTTACCTTTTTCATAAGCTTCTTTAGCTTCTTTTAATGACATTTTATTTGGTCCTTTAGAATTATTCTCTTTAGGTCCACTATTTTGCCAATTACAATTATCACAAATATCAAATACATCTACATCTTTGCCACATACTGGACAATTCATATCTAAACCTCCTTATATTCTTTCATTTGTTCTAACCAGTAATTATATCCTTCCTTTGGTTTAAATAAGGTTGATATTTTACCATCAGCTCTTCCAACAGCAAAATCATTAGTACTCTTTCTATACTTAAATAAAAAGTTATCTTTACTTAAAAACCCTTCTACATCATTACTTAATTGCTCTGATAACAAATTTCTTGCAGTAGATAGATATTCTTCAGCAGTTATATTTCCATATTCATTTAAGTGTTTTTCTACATGCTTTTTAAATTTCTTTTCAGTTGGGAAATCTGCTTTTAACCAATTCTTATTACTTAGTATATCATCTTTTTTATCAGTTATGAATGTCTTTTCATACCATTCTTTATATTTCATACTAGATGGTACATAATATGTTTTTCCATCTTCTCCTTTCGCTGCTCTGTAACCTTCTTCATCTTCAAACCAAGGAGCTGTTGTTGTCCTACAACGACAATGAAATGGTGGAGCTGTTATTCCAACTTGATAATCTTTCATATCAAATACTTTTCCATCTAATTCTCTACATATATTTGATGTTTTTAAATCTAGTGTAGCAACTATCTCATATTTCTCTACATCTAAATCGTTAAAACAATCTTTTCTACTTGCTGATGCAAAGAAAGCTGATTCAGTCATTATTAGGTTCTTAGCTTGTGATTTAGATACATTAAACATCTTAGCAAAGTCATTTACTAGATTTTTTGGATTCTCACCTCTAATAATTGATTGTGTCAGTTTAGTATATAACTCATTGATTAAAGCAGGTCTATGCTTACCCCAAATTCTTTCACTAAAATTTAACCCATCACTAGTCCAAGGTTTTGAAATAATTTTATTTATTCTATTAGTATCAAGACTCATTAAGCTCCAACCAATATTTACTCCTTGTTGAATATTAAAGGCTGTATGATAATATCCACTTGTATAAATATCCCTCATCAACTTATCAATACCATCAAGTTCATTCCCATATAAAACTTCTACTTGTTGCTGTATTTGTAACTTTAAAGCTTCAAGCCTTGTTATATGAACTCTTGCACTAGCATTTTCTAACTCTTTCATCCACTTTTGATTTATAGCATTTTTTTTACCATATTTAATATATTCTTCTACACTCCATTTAAACTCTTCTAGTTCTCTTGTATTTAGTAGTTTCTTAGCTTCTAATAAAGATATTCTTTCATTTTTGGCAAATCTGTTGTACCATGCTAATATATCTTTTTCTATACTATTCATAGCTAGTTTATATTGCTTTTCTAATTCAAGATAATATTTTACACTTTTGTTATTTTGAGCTTCTTCTAATTGTTCAAATCTCTTCCTCCAATAATCTTTATGTTTCATCTATAACACCATCTTGATTATTAGGAATTAAATCATCATACTCTTTTTGAGTATCTTCCTGTTTTTTAAGTCTCTCAAGTTCGTCATTAACATCCTCGACCCAAGGATGGTTAGAAACAATAGTTTCATCTGATATAATTCCAGTTGATTTAGCTGCCATATCTATCTTTTCAGCTTCATTTATTATCATAGAGTGATTAAAAGTAATTTGAACTGTTTTATAATCATAGCTCTTACTACCACTTATCTTTAAATACTCACACACAAACCATAAAAGCTCTCTAATTGCTTTTTTAAACTTCTTTTCAGTCTTAGAACATTTTAAATCAAGTAGTGAATATAAAAATTTAAGTGCTACACCTGATTTGTCACCTGTGTTTTGAGATTCTGGATTAACTCCTTGACCAAAGATAATTATATTCTTTTCTAATCTATCAAGAAGCTCCTTTTTAGCTTCAATCGGTATGCTTATTTCTAATTTATCAACTCCACCTCCATCATCTACTTTAACCGATTTATAGTATCTTATATTATCTATAAACTCTTGTAGACTTGTACCTGGATATTCTTTTAATACATAAATAAACTCTTGTATCTCATCTAAATTATCTGCTAGTGTAGAAATATTATTGTCATATATATCTATCAATGATTTATAGAAAGTTAAATCTGATACGCATTTTTCATTATTTTTAAAAGGTATAAATGGAACTTTACCCCATCCTTGCTCTTTATTATTTACTCTAAAATGACCTTCTTGTATCTCTGTTAATTTTCCATATTCATTATACAAAAGTTCTTGGACAAAACTATTTCCTCTTTCAATAAAGTAAGTTACGTCATTTTCTGTATAGTATTCAACTCTTTTTATCTTATTTCCATCCACATCTTCAATAAAGTAAAATCTAATAAAGGCAACTAATTCATTCTGCCTCTTATTATCCCAAACAGGAATAGCTTCTTCAGCTGGTATTATTACATATTTAAACTCTCCTTTTCTATTAATATATGGATGTAACCATTCAATCCCTTTATTACTAGCATTGAGATAGAGTTCTGTTATTGTATCGTCAAATTCTTCTCCTAGTAAATCATTTAAAAGCTTAGTAAAGCTGTTATCATCTGCATTAAATACAATAGGATTTCCAACACTATAGCCCACCTTTTGGTCAACTAAAAGCTTATGGTAGTTGTTAATTGCTTTATTATTAACCTTAGTAAAATCATCAACCTTAGCTCCATCTAAGAGATAATATCTTCTCTTATTGTTTACATCAGTATTACCATAATAGTATTCTTCTCCTTGTTTGTATTTCTCTGGTCTATGCTTTAAGATGTAGTGTTCTATGACTTTTATTAGGTTAAAGGTACTCTCTTTTTTTAACTGAGCTTTTATTAAATCTGTTTCACTTATATAAATATTTAACACCTCCTTTACTTTAAGAAGCTTATTCCATTATTTTTAAGCTTATTATCTATAGAATATCTAAGAGCAGCCATTGCATCATCCATAAACTCAACTGGTTCATCAAGATATAATCCAGTTCTTTCGTCTTGTTTCCATTTCCATTGTTGTATTTCTTTTATTGTATTAGTGCAACTAGGATGTACATGTATTCTTAACTGTTTTAAATAATCTATTTGAGCTTTAACACTTCCAGGTCCTTTTTTGACTCCTTTAGCTTTATATCCTGCACTTTTCCACATTTTAATTCTGTCAGGTTCAGCACTATCACAATACATAAATAAATTCTTTTCTAACCCTTTACTATTTGCAATTCTTATTATTTCTGATGTATCCATTTCATGTACATATATTTCATTGCATATATATAGTTCACCATCCTTAAAACCAATTCTAAGTATTGCATTTGCATGATTAAAGCCAAAGTCTTGTGACAGTCTCATATTATCAAAGTATTCAAATTCTGTAGGAAATTCATGTATGACATAATTTTTAAGTATTGCTCCACCAGTTTCTCCCCATTCTCCAAGCCCATAGACTTTGTATCCTTCGGGGTCTTGCTCTTTTCTCATTTGCATTCTTCTATAGTAAGCTTCATCTATAAATCTATTTTGTAGATAAGTACTATGATGAGTAAATATATCATCATTTTTATAGTCAAAATATTTTCTTTTTATCCAATGAGTAGCTGATACTGGGTTAAATGTAAAGGTCATTTGATAATACAAGTTAGGATTAGTTAAAATACCTCTTAAACGGTCGTCTAGTATGTCTATGTCACTTTCCATAAGTTCTGTAGCTTCTTCACACCATACCCATGTTAATTTACCTTTTGAGAAGTTAATTGATTTTAATTTTTCTCTTTGTTTTGCATCATTAACCCCTCTGAAAATTATAGAATTACCAGTAACCTTACTTTTAATTTCCAAAGGATTTAAAGTAGTTTTCCAATACTTATCAGCTTGTTTACCATAAATACGATTTATAGCTCCTGTAAGCTCTGCATATGTTGAATATTTATGTGTAGCTTCTGATTTTCTAACTACTAATAAGTTAGCTCCTTGGTACTTTTTATCACCTAGCTTCAGTATATAGTCTTGTGCTACATTAACAGACTTTCCGCTACCTGCTGAACCTTTCATTGCTCTGTATCTTTTTTTAGTAAAGTTAGCTTCTCTAAAAGATGGATTAAATTGTACTCTAGTTATCATTAGAATCACCATAATCTATTACTATTTTTAATTCATCATCTTCATCATCAGTTCTATTGAGTTCTCTTACTTCACATTTTAACTTTTCAACTCTATTTTTCTGCTCTTCTGTAGCTAAATTCCAATCCTTATGAATCATTTCATCATACTGTTTAATTAAACTCCTAAGTTCACTCATAGCTCTACTCTGTGCATTAAGAAAAGATGCTTGCCTATCCCATGCAAATTGAAATTCCCATTCATACTCTTCTTCCCGTGAATTAGTAGATGTCTTTTCTGTTTTTCTATCACTAGTTTTAATCTTAGACTTTTTAACTTCCTTAATCATTTCTTCCTTATCTTTAACATACATTATCTTCTGTGCTCTTATTATTGCTGCATATTGTATTGTTATCTGTTCCCAAAGAATATCAAATTTATCTTTATTCTTTATCTCATTAATTAGCTCTTGAGTTTCTTCGGGTAGATATTTTGAGAAGAAACCAAACTTTTCAGCATTCTTATTTCCGGGAGGTCCAGTAGCATTCTTATTACCTATGGGTGCACCCCTTTTATTTTTAGGTGCACCTTTCTTTTTTTCACTAGACCAATTGTATCTTTTAATCCATGACTTTAAAGTGTTTAAACTAATGTCATACTTTGCTGATATTTCCTTTTGTTTCATACCTTTTAGGTAATCTTGTTTTACCTTTTCTTTGACATCTTGCACATCACCACCTCGTTTGTTTGTCGTTTTGGGAATAAAAAAAGAACTCTGGTTAGAGTCCTTAATCCTTTAGAATTCTCCATTAAATGCCTCAACTGCATTTTTATAAAATAACTTATATATTTCAGCAATTTTTTCTGGAGTTAAAGAAGCATTTTCCATGTATGCTATTGTAAGTTCTGTAGCTACATCTGCAATTGTTCTTTGACAAGAAACACATATTTTTCCATCAGACATAATAGTCACCTCCTTATAAAGTATAAAATTCAACTTCAAAGGTCAATATCCTTCAAAAAGTATTCGACAACTACAAAATAATTCAATATATTTACTTAAAATAAAAAGAACACTTGTTAGTGTCCTTTATCTTAATTATCTTCTATTTCTTAATTCGAAACTTTCCTTAGTAAAAACAAGTTCATCTCCAAAATCAAAACCACATTTCTTTAATAATTTACATGTAGCCTTAGAACCTTCACCCATATAACCAGCAGAAAATGATTCTGTTATTTCCATTTCATCACCTTTATTGTTTTTTAGAACTAATTTATAAGGATTACTAGTCATTTTAGCTGATGTAACTTTCCCAAAGCTTTCTAGGTATCTATATACTGCTTCCTCTGTGTGCATAGTCGCCTCACGATTATTAATTATTTTTAATCCCATATGTTTTCTCCTTTTTTGAGTTTAAAGATATATTTCTATAATTTTTAACATTATCCTTCTTATTCCTTCAATAATCGTTCGACAACTACAAAATAATTCTAAATAATGCTTTTATCTTATTACTTCCCAATCCTCTGCAAATATATCTCCAGTACTAGGAACCCACATAGAATGCGAATTATCAGCATTTTTTATCTGTAAATATGGATTGCATTTAAATAAATCCCCTTCTTTTAAATTCCATACTTCAGCTGTTTGTAGATTGCATGGAATACCTTGTGGGTACCCTTTTTGTCTAACTACAAACATTCCTTTTCCATTCCAACCTAATCTAAACGCTTTTTCTCCGTTTTTTAATAATGGTAATACTTCTTCAAATTTCATAATTTTATTCTCCTTTTTATTTTTTTGTATTAAAAAAAGACCATCCATCAAGATAGTCATTTAAATCATTTCTATTAATTCCTTAATCTTTTTATATACCTCTTTATAATTCATATCTTTGTCTATTAACTTAGGTAACTTCATAGATATAATTCTTTCAAGTGCTTGTATATCAAACAATTCGCTTTGATTTAACTCATCTCTTTTCACACCTTTTGGCATACCTAATTTCTTTCTCACAAGTTCAGTAAAATGTTTATAATACATCTGAGGTTTATTACTTCCTTGACCAGTAGCATAATATACAAACTCTTGTATTTCATCTGTAAAATCTTTTCTTACCTTTTTACCTTCTGTTCTTATATCTAGCCATTCTTGGTCTTTTTCTGTAGCAATATAATAACCATGTATTCTAATTTGTTTAAGCGTTTTTGTAACCCATTTTGTAAATAATTTTGCTTCTGCTTTATTACTTCTAAATGACATATTGTACACAGCTTCTTCTGTAACAAATACTTCTCCACGATTATTCAACTTAATTTTAAAATTTCGGTTATAGGAAACTCCGACATCTGAATCCTTAAATTTCTTTTTATATTCCCTATCTATATTTCTTAATGTATCATGAATATTTACTATGCCTAATTCCTCTCCTACATCTCCAGCATGAAACCAAACTTCTTCTCCATCTTTTGACCATATCATCTTTACATTTTTCTCTTGTAAAATTTTCAACATACTACTACCTCCTAAATTAGTTATTAATAAAGGGTGCTCAAATTGAACACCCTTATTTTCTGTTATCAGAATTACTGATATCTAAAACTTATTAAATTTTTGCATAAAAAAGACCTAGAAGTTAATCTAAGCCTTTTTAGTTGGGGATATATATTATAAGGGAGCAAGTTCTAGGAATCGAACCTAGATTAAACACCAGTCCTTGCATGGTGAGTGAGGTTACCAAGCCCCACCCAATTTTTAGACCTCTGAATTAAGATACAAAATTGTATGAGATTTTAATCTCAATTCAAATACTTAATATAGTGTATCAATAGATTTTGAACATAGTTAGAATTGAACTAACGGCATCCTCATGCCCTGCCTAGTCTGTTCGTAGTGACTAGGGCAATCCCTTAACCCTAGCCAGTTATTAAGTTTTGAGAGGGAAATCTTTCATTTCCACAATACTATTATCTCATGTCTAAAACAAAAAAACCTGCACATTTCCAGCACTCAAAAGTAGCTATAGTTTTAATTTAGTTTGTAATCTAACAATTCAAAAAGTGGTTCCTGCTCTATTAATGCTTTCTTTCCAAATAATGCTATTGATATTGAACTTATTGCTTGACCAGCTCTTATACTTAATTGTCTTTCTTCTAAATGTACTATATCAACTATTTCCTGCCACATTAAACCATCTATATATTTAAGTTCAATAATTTGTCTGTGTATAGGTTTTAAATTCCTTATAGCTAAATCTATTGTGGATTTAATTATTTCTGCTTCATATAGCTCTATTTCTTTTTCTGTTATTAAGTCTGATATATTAACAATAGCATCCTCAATCATATTACTAGTTTTGTTTGTTTTACCTGTTTTGACACTATCATAACTTATACCTTTTATTAAATCCCCAACCGAATTATCTTTCAACATTTGTATTTCATTTTTTAGTTTTATTATATTTGTACTTAATTGTTTATAATTAGAAAGTTGTTTCTTAGTTGCATTAAAAAACTCTTTTTTAGTTTTAGACATACTCACACACTCCTATCAATTATTTATGTTATAATAATATTTGTATATAAAAGTTTTATATTTTTGACAAGTAGGAGCGTGAAGTAATGCTCCTTTTTTTCTTTTTACTTACTACCAAATCCTATTCTTACAGAAGATTCTATTACTGCATTTAAAGTATTATTAGATAAACATTCACTTTTAAACTCTCTAATATAATGATTTTCTTTGTATATAGCTGATATTTTAAATAAATCTCTTATATATACTCTATATTCATTTATATAAATAAATTTTTTCATATTATTAACCTTAATATTCTCCTCAACTAACATCTTCCAGTTCAACCTCAACTCTTGGTCTATCACTATAATATTTCTTACTCACTACTTCTACTATTTGAGAATCATCTTTGTATGCGATACCATTTAAACTGTCAGCTACAGACTTAATTATATTGTCTAAGTCGGGTTTTTTGTTTGGTCTTATTAACCCTTCTACCTTGTCTATAGCATTCTTATACGCTTTAGTATTTACCTTATTTTTCTGTAGTGCTTCTCTATCTTTTTTAGTAATGTCAAAGTAACAAATAACTGTCATTTTCACATTGCCTTCAAAGAAATGTTTTACTGTAGAATTGTACATAAGTCTAATCCAATTTTCATAAAGTACAGTT